GTCGAGGACGCCGTGCGCAGCGACGTCGAGCAGCTCGGCGACCTGGTCGGTGTGGAGCCGTCGCTGACCGAGCTGGCTTACGCGCTGGCCGGCCGGATCGACGCTGCGCGGACCGGCGAGTGCGAGACGTGCGGCGAGCCGGTGGCCCAGGACGACCGGCTGCTTCCTCAACTGGCGCGCGAGCTGCGGCAGACGCTCGCCCAGATCTTGGAGGGGCGGGCGCCGGACGATGACGACGACCTCGGAGACCTGGGCTCCCCCGACTGAGTTCGCCGAGGACCTGCGGGAGCGGTACGGGCTGGAGTGCCCGCCGCGCTGGGGGACGCCGCGGCATCCGGACCGGCCGTCGCTGGGTCCGAAGCTGTGGAAGGTCATGACCAAGCTCGGGGCGCCGCCGATGCCCTGGCAGAAGTACGTCAGTGATGTGGCTCTGGAGATCGACCCGGAGACGGGCCGCTTCGCTCACCGCGAGGTCGGTCTCAGCGTGTCCCGGCAGCAGGGCAAGACGGAGCTGACGCTGGGCGCGCAGGTGCACCGGGCGATGGCGTGGCCGCGGCAGAACATCGTCTACGCGGCGCAGACCCGGGGCATGGCCCGGCAGCGGTGGGAGGACGAGTTCTGGGAGAAGATCTCCAGCTCGGACCTGGCCAAGTACGCGCGGATCCGCAAGTCGAACGGCAACGAGGCGATCCTCTTTCCGGGCAAGCGCTCGCGGATGGGCATCACCGCGAACACGGAGAAGGCAGGGCACGGTCCGCCGCTCGACCTCGGCTTCATCGACGAGGCGTTCGCGCACGAAGACGACCGCCTCGAGCAAGCCTTCTCTCCGGCGATGCTGACCCGGGCCATGGCCCAGCTGTGGTGGGCGTCGGCCGGCGGCACCACGAAGAGCGTGTGGCTGAACAAGAAGCGGGAGAAGGGCCGCGAGCTGATCGAGTCCCTGTTCGCTGCGCTCGCCGAGGACCAGGCCGCGGTCCGGCCGCGGGCCTGCTACTTCGAGTGGTACGCGCCGGAGGACATGGACCGGGCGGACCCGGCGACGTGGCGGGCGACGCTGCCCGCGCTCGGCTACACGGTGACCGAGGAGGTCATCGCGGCTGAGCTGGAGAAGATGGACCCGGCCGAGTTCGACCGGGCCTACCTGAACCGCACCCGCAAGCCGACTCCGCCGACCGATCCGAACGTGCCGAAGGCGGCCTGGCCGGGGCTGGTGGACGCGGCCAGCCGGCCGACCGCGGATCGGGTCGCGCTGGCGCTGGACGTGTCGCAGGACCGCAAGCGGGCGGCGATCGCAGCTGCGGCGCTGCGGCCGGACGGCACCGTCCACCTGGAGGTCGTGGCTCACCGCCCGGGCACGGACTGGGTGGTGCCCGCGATGGTCAAGCTGCACCGGTTGTGGAAGCCGGTCGCGGTGGCGGTCGCCTCGGCGGGCGCGCCGGCCGGGTCGCTCATCGACGACTTGGCGGCCGCGGGCATCGAGGCACCGAAGGACAAGGCGACCCCGCAGCGCGGCGACCTAGCCGTGATGCGGTCGGGCGACATCACCGAGGCATGCGGGCAGCTGGCCGACGCGATGAACCAGGGCTCGGTCGCGCACATCGACCAGGTGCCGCTCACGGCCGCCGTGAACGGGGCCAGGACCCGGCGCAACGGGGACGCCTGGCAGCTGGACCGCACCAACTCGCTGGTGGACATCAGCCCGTTGTGTGCGGCGACGTTCGCCCGGTGGGCGCTGCTGATCCGCGGCCCGCACGTGATCGACGACTACGACATCGCGGACTCGTTCGCGTGAGGGGAGGTGGGCATGGGTGCCTGGTCCCGGCTCAAGAGCGCGTTCACCCGCGAGGCTCAGATCACGTCCCCTGAGGATCTGCTGACGCAGTCCCGGGAGCGGCGTTCCAGCCGCGTGCACGTCACCAACGAGACGGCCCTACGGAACAGTGCGGTGTGGGCGTGCCTGCGGCTGCGGGCGGACCTGATGTCGACATTCCCGATCGACGTGTACCGGTACGTCAACGGCATTCAGGTGGAGGTTCCCAAGCCTCCCGTCCTGGTGGCGCCCGGTGGGTCCGAGGTCGGCATCAAAGAGTGGATGTACTCCACGGAGTTCGACCTGGACCGGGGCGGGAACTGCTTCGGCATCATCACCGAGCGGACCGGAGTCATCGGCCCGGACGGCCGCGGCCTGCCCGGTCGGGTCGACCTGGTGGAACTGGGCTCGGTGTCAGTGCGCGGGAACGGGCCGACGATCACGAAGTTCGTCATCAACGGCAAGGAGTACGAGCCGTGGGAGGTCTGGCACGAGCGGCAGTACACCGTCGCCGGGTGTCCGCTCGGTCTGTCCCCCGTCGCGTTCGCGGCGTGGACGATCGAGGAGACGCTCAGCGCCCAGCAGTTCGCCCGCGACTGGTTCGCCGGCGGGGCCGTCCCTCTCGCTGAGCTGAAGAACAACGCGAAGACCGTGGACAAGGAAGGCGCCCGCGTCGCCCGCGAGAACTTCCGGGCGGCCGTCGACAGCTCGGGTCTGTTCGTCCACGGCATGGACTGGGAGTACAAGCCGATCCAGGCTGTTGCCTCGCAGTCCTCGTTCCTCGAGGCCCGCCAGTACGGGGCGCAGGACATCGCCCGCTTCTTCGGCGTCCCCGGCGACCTGATCGACGCGGCCGTCTCGGGCAGCAGCATCACCTACGCCAACATGACCCAGCGCAACCTCCAGTTCCTCATCATGAACCTGGGGCCGGCGGTGGGCCGCCGCGAGGACGCGTTCAGCCGCAAGCTCGTCTCGGGCCCTCGGTTCGTGAAGCTGAACACAGACGCGCTACTGCGCATGGACCCGGAGGCGCGGGCCCGCACGATCGGCGCGCGGATCACGAACCGCACGCTGGCCCCGTCCGAGGCGCGGGCGCTGGACAACCTGCCGCCGTTCACCGAGGACCAGCTCGCCGAGTTCGACCGGCTGTTCGGCCAGCGCTCGGTGCCCACCCCGCCCACGACCGCCGTACCGGGAGCATCGTCATGACCACACCTGCGCTCGCCGCCGCCGCGGCCGAGAGGGCCCAGCACATCGCCCAGCGCGCCGACCGCCCGTCGCAGCGCCGCTGCGCCGAGCACACCGCCGCCCGCGCCACCGTGCGCGCCACCCTGTCCGGCGTCCAGGTCCGCGAGTCCACCGACGGCGGCAGCACCCTGGAGTTCGTCGGGCACGCCTCCGTGTACGAGCGGGGCTACGAGATGTGGGACATGTTCGGCCCGTACACCGAGATCGTCGCCGAGGGCGCCGGCGCGGACAGCCTCGCCCGCGCCAATCTCGACGTGCCCCTGGTCCTCGGGCATGACCAGCTGCGCCGCCTGGCCCGCACCACCACCGGCAGCCTGTTCCTCACCGAGGACGCCAACGGGCTGCACGTCCACGCGCCCGCCCTGGACCCGGCCGACCACGACGTCGCCTACATCGCGCCGAAGCTGAAGGCCGGCCTCATCGACGAGATGTCCTTCGCCTTCCGCATCGAGTCGGGGCAGTGGTCCCCGGACTACACCGAGTACCGCATCAACCGGTACGACATCCACCGCGGCGACGTCGCCATCGTCGGCTACGGCGCCAACCCCCACACCGGCGCGGCGATGCGAACCCCTTCGGCCGCGCCCGCGAACAGCCGGGCCCGCGCGCTGGTGGACATCGCGCTCGCCCGCTGACCCCTCATGCTTCCCGCCGTCCGGCGGGAGATCTGCCCTGCGCTTCACGCGCACGAGCCCGCCCGGCGCCATGGCCTCGGGTGGCCGTCTGACCTGGACACGGGGCGCCTGACACCTACCAGCAGAAAGGCAGAGCGATGACTCTGGCCGAGCTGATCGCCCAGGCGCGCACCGCGCTGGACACGGCGATCACCGCACGACAGCAGGAGCAGGACGCGCTGATGGCGCTGCGCTCCGACGAGACCCTGACCGAGGAGCAGGCCCGCGCGCAGATCGAGCGCCGCGACGCGGCCGATGCCGAGGTCACCCGACGGCAGGCGGCCCTCGAGCAGCTCGAGGCGGAGCAGGCCCGCGAGGACGAGCTGGCGCAGCTGCAGGCGCGCACCGTCCCCGCCGCGACCCGTGCCCCGGCCTACGACCGAGTGCACCGCGTCGGCGCCGAGGAGCGCACGTACCGGCCCGACCAGGACCGGCGCGGCGCCGGGTTCGAGAGGGACGTGGCGGCCGCGTTCCTCGGCGACTACGAGGCCCGTGACCGGCTCGCCCGGCACATGGCTGAGGAGCGGGTGGAGCGCGGCGAGCAGCTGCAGCGCGCGGTCGGAACGGGCGCTTTCGCGGGCCTGGTGGTGCCGCAGTACCTGACCGACATGTACGCCCCGCAGGCGCAGGCGAACCGGCCGTTCGCGGACGCCATCCGCCACCACGACCTCCCGTCCCAGGGCATGCAGGTCAACATTTCCCGCGTCACGACCGGGGCGTCTGTCGACCTCCAGACGGCGGAGAACACGGCCGTCACCGAGCAGGACATGGACGACACGAACCTGTCGATCCCCGTCCAGACGGCGGCCGGCCAGCAGACCATCTCGCGGCAGTCCATCGAGCGCGGCGCCGGCGTCGAGGCCGTCGTCATGGACGACCTGTTCCGCCGGTACAACACCAACCTGGACAACAAGGTCCTGAACCAGGCCACCACCGGCCTGACGAACGTGGCCACCGCCGTCGCCTACACCGACGCCACGCCGACCGCGGCCGAGGTGTACCCGAAGGTCATCGAGGCCCTGGCCGGGGTGGAGGCGTCCATGCTCGACATGGCGTCGGGCGACAACCTCGCGGTGATGCACTCGCGGCGCTGGTACTGGATGCAGAACGCCATGGGCTCCACCTGGCCGCTGATCACCCAGCCCGGCATCATCGCGCAGACCCTCGGCGCGAACTACGCCACTTCCTACGGGCGCGGCGTGCGCGGCATCCTGCCCAACGGCACGCCGGTCGTCGTCGACAACAACATCGCGGCGAACCTGGGCGCCGGCACCAACGAGGACGAGATCTACCTCGTTGACCGGCAGGAGTGCCACCTGTGGGAGGACCCGGACGCCCCGATGTACATCCGGGCCGAGCAGACCAAGGCCGCCAGCCTCGGTGTCCTGCTGGTCGTCTACGGCTACTTCGCCTACACCCACCAGCGTTACCCGCACGCCCGGAAGATCGCGGGCACGGGCCTGATCACGCCGACGTACACCGGCGTCTGATCCCCCTTCCCGGGTGGGCCCGTCCCGACTCCGGCGGGCCCGCCCGGGCCACCCACCTCACCAGGGAGTACAGCCATGAGTGACCCCCAGACCGACGACACGATGATCGCGGCCCTGCTGCGCGAGCGTGAGGGCCTGGTCCAGCGCGGCCTCAAGGACCGCGTGGCGCAGGTC